TCAAATGTTAAAACGTTTTTCAGCGCTTTCAACAGCTTCGATAATGCCATCTTGCATGGATGCGGAATTATGAACGTAGGTATCCATGGTAAAAGCAGCGCTGGCATGACCAAGGCGAAGTTGAATTTTTTTAGGGCTTAAATTACCTTCTGCTAAAACGGTAGCGTGAGTATGCCGGAAACTATGCATACAAGTACGATTTGGAAGATTAAGTTTTATTCTTAATTTGGTCATTGTAGAAGTTATATAATCTGGGCGTAATGGTTTTGATAAATCAGTTGGGCTTCTGAAAATATAATCTGATTCATTCCAGGGCAATCCTGCTCGAAATAAATTTCTTCGCAAAATCTTTTTCCATTCAAGCAATTTTTCTATGGCGGCATCGGACAGAATAATTTCTCTTTCCCCATGCGGACTTTTTGTAGGACCTTCAAATAAACCTTTTTCCTTAGTGATTTTTAAGGATTTTTTTAATTTTAGTATCTTCTCTTTTGGGTGAAATTTATTCCAGCGTAGAGCGCATAATTCACCGCGGCGTGCACCGCAATCGAAACCCAAAAATAAAATATAATACATTTGAGTATCTTTTACTGCATTCATCAGAGAAGCATAGATTTCTGGTGTGAGTAGTGCTGCCGGCTTTGCTTTTGCTTTTGGCTTACGGACAAATTTACAGGGATTGTCGGTTATAACCTGTTCAAATACAGCTTCGGAGAAAATAGAATTTAGAATAGTATAAGTATATTCTTTTGTACGATCTCCCTTTATTTGCCTGAGGATATTTTTGATGTGAAAAACCTTTATTTCTGACATTTTTATTTTTTCTGGCAAGTATGGTAAAATATGATTAGTAATAATGTTTTTATATGATTCTTCGGTGACTTCATTTATCTGTTTATATTCACGCTTGGTTTTTAGACATTCTAAATACCAGTCTGAAAAAGTGGCATCCTGCAGGAAAAGTATTTGATTTTTGGCAGCATGGAGAAGTTGTTTTTTCTCAAATTCTATTTCTGCTTCGCTATAGCCATAAACATATTTACGTTCTTTTTTCCCAGTAAATATGTTTTCTACATAAACTGATGATTGAAGTCGCCCATCTTTTCTTAATGTTGCCATGGTCTGCACTCCTTTCTTTATAATCTTATGTTTGCTTAATAGCGTTAGAGATAAGTAGCCAACCAGTTTATGGTTGGTTATTTTTTTCTATAGCATTTGTTTGAGATAATCTTAATGACATACGATATTGTTCGGCTAGCATAGTTTCAATAAAGCATGCGGTAGGCTGAAATTTCAAAACCAATTCTTTTAATTTAGCTATGTCACTATAGAAAAATTCTTTGCGGCGGTTAATTTTATTTACTCTGTTAGCTTCAAGTGCTTTATGCAATGCACTTTCAAGAGCTACAGCATCATCGGAGAAAACAAAAGCATGAACATCGAATCTAAACGGAACACTGGCTCCACTAAGTTCGTCAATCCTTTCTTGCGGTTCGAGCCTTCTTGTCATACCTATCTTAAAGACACCATCCCCAAAAGAGCCAATATTGCTAATTACATAAACATATCCCGCTTTACCGTTTTGTAAAGTTAAAATCTGTTCTTTTTTATCTTTAACTTCTGATAATTGAACTTCTAATTCTTTAACCTTATTTTCTAACATTTTAATCATTTCTTGCTCCATGGAAAGAGCTATTTGTTTCTTTACAGACTCAATCTCTTGCAAATACTTTGATTCTTCGCGCAACAATGCTTCCTGTTGCCGTCTTAATAGTTTTGCTTCTTCACGTTCCTGCTTCATCTGTTGCCTTAATTCAAATTGTTCTGCTTTTATTTGTTCTTTTTTAACATAATACTGATATTCTATATCCAATGCATTTTCAAATAGTAAACCTACTTCTGAAAGAAATTTATTTATGGAAAGGTAAACAGTTTGATTACCTAACTTAGCAACTCCATCAAATTTTAAAATTAATTGCTTTAATTTTTTCAAACTTATATCATAATTAGAATATTTTAAAGAATATACTATATTTTGAAATCCTTCTTTTAATGCTAATGTTATCAGGTTATAGATAACTTGATTTTGTTTAGTCATATAGCTTTTCTTAAAACGATTGTAACATTTGTTTATACCTTTGTAATTTTCTGCTAAGAGACTTTTTAAATCTTCTTGCTCTAATGAATGTAACGGTAATGTTACAACTGGGTCTATATTTTGAAGTTCTTTTTCAAGATTAAGGATATCTTTCTCAAAATTATTACTTTCTCGGATAGTTTTATCTATATTGGTTCCGACAACCTTTTTTAATTTTTCCCTAATAAATTCTTCGAGATTTAAATGAATGTGACCATAATATTCTTTTGAGTCTACTTCAACATTTATTTCTTTGGGGATTTGTTCTGCAATCCAAATATTATAATATTTTTTCAAAACTTTTGATGTTATATTTAAACGTTCTTTTGAATATCGTATTTTATACAATAATTTTCTAAGATCAATACTTGCTTCAGAATATTGTCTTCGTAATTCCGCTGTATCTTTTATTATTGTATCTGCAGCAGCAGAATCAAGTTTTGCCTGTTGAATTTTTTCTATTAAAATCTGAAGATCATCTTTTGCTTTGCGAACGATATCGTCAGCTTGAATTTTAGCATTTTCCAAAATAATTTGTTCTTGAACTTTAGCATTTTCTAATATCAAAGCTTTTGTTTTTTGTGCCTCATCAAAAGTATTGTTTAGAATATGGATTTTTTTGATATATATGGAAAAAATAATACCAGAGAGAATTAACGCTCCAATGAGAAAAACTTGATTGATAAAACCAAGGGTTACAGTTATTCCCAGCAGAATAAATAAGCATATGATTTGTTTATCATACATAGAGTTTCACCTCTCAAATATTACCTGGCATATAGCCGGGTTTTTTATTTATTTTGTGGTTATTTACATTTTAGAAATAACCACTTTTTATTCAAATAAAAAACCGAGCTACATTGCTGTAGCCCGGTTTACCGGTTGTAAGAATAAGGTGGGGTGACAATCCCACATCTCCTATTCAAGCGTTTCTGCTATCTGGCGACGGCTGCCCGTTCCGTCCTCAAATTCTTACCTTGTGGCTACAGTATATCAACTTAATCAAATTTTGTCAAATTTTTTGAGGGTTCCTTTGGCTATAAAGTTGTTTACACGATTTGTATTAAGTACGTAGATAGATCTAGCAAAGTATTGTCCAGATATTGAAACTCGTACCGCAACTTTTACGTAATTATTATCTTGGAGAAACTCTTTTACGAATTCTATTGAAGAATCAGCATTGTTTATGCCTACATAATCTGGAGACGAAAGTATATCAGAAATGTAGGGGGAGTATTTTTTATAGTCCGAAGGATGACTGGATTTCATATGGTTGATGTTGCTTGAACCCAATAGGATAGGCGTGTTAGCAGTACAATTAAGCCCTAGTAAATCAATTATAGATTGTGTTATAACACCGACGTTTTTTATCACTAATTATCAACTGCTTTCTTTTAATACCTTTATTTAATAAAGGCATCGACCAAATACATTTAAAATAATCAAAAAAATAGCTGTAAGGCGCATTTTGACGTTAGCAACTTGCATTTTCAACCTGTGAAAATTTGTCACGGGTTCATTTCCTTTTATCTATGTTTATGTCAGAAATCTGGAAATATTATATTGCCGCGTTTTGTATAGCTCTTTCTTTTCGTAAAGCTTTATCTAATTTAAAATCAATCATTTCGTCAATGTCTTCTACGTCGTCAGGGCTAAGTTGGCGGCACTTATTTATTCGCTTTTTTTCTAATGACGTTAAACACAATGAATCTGAAAGGCTATCCATGTTGTCTAAAAGGAGCATTTGATCATCATGGCTTAATTTTCTAAATTTTTCAATGAATATGGCTTCTTCGTTACTTTCCATATTCTTTTCTTTTATATCCCAGCCCATAATATAAGCTGCTGATACTCCGTATATTTTTGCAAGAAGTTCTATTTTATCTGTAGGAATGTTAGTAATAATGTTATTTTCATATTTAAAGTAAGTTTGTCTGGCTACATTAATTTTTTTCCCGATTTCCTCTAATGTATAATTATTGGATATTCTTAGACTTTTTAATCTCTCACCTTTAGTCATGGCACTCACTCCTTTATATACATAATAACATATTTCTCCTAAAAAGCAACAAAAAAGGACTAAAGAAAATCAAAAATGACTTGACAAGTGACGGGATAGGGAGTATACTTGTTGTAACTTAAAAAGTTACAGAGGTGATATAAATGATTCGTACAGATAGGTTAATAGGAGAAATGGCAGCGCAAGGAATTAGTGGGAAAAAGATGGCTGAAAAATTAGGTATTGCTCCAAAAACCTTTTATACAAAAATGAAACGGGGCGTATTTGGAACAGATGAAGTTGAAATTATGATTAAAGAGCTAAAGTTAAGTGATCCTATGGCTATTTTTTTTGCAGATAATGTGACTTAAAAAGTTATAAATGAGTATAAGGAGGTCGAGCATGATCAACGATAGGTTTATAAAACTGATGTTTTAAAATAGCGCAATAAAAAAGAAACACCCGCTTTTCCGTGGAAAGACCAGCGAGTGTTTCTTGGAGCCAGCCGAAGCTGACGAGAACATTATATCACAGTTTCGGTTGGTATATCAAATTAGAAAGAGGGATATACCGTGGATAAAAATAAACCGTTAACTGCTGCACAAATCAAAGCATTACTAACGCTTATTAAGATTGTTAAGAGTATGCCGGAGGAAGAATTTATAAAAAGATATGCCAGTTTACCAGAAGATGAGCTGGTTGAACAATATTTAGCAGAAAAGCGTAGGCAGGAAGGAGATGGTAAATAATGATGCCTGTAGAGATACCGATTTGGAGAAAAATTGCATTATCACCTGAAGAAGCTGCCAGTTATACAAATTTGAATGTAAAACTTATTCGTGGCTTAGTTGCTTTGGCGGTAGCAGGGAAAATTGATTTTCCTGTATTCTACTCGGGCAATGCAGTAAAAATACCAAGAGCGTCTTTAGAACAATGGATTATTGAGGCAGGAGCCGATCATCATAGGTTTGATTTACAAATGGTCGAACGGATGCTGAATAATTCAGAAGCAGCTGGGAAACGTGGAAGGCCTAAAAAAATGCGGAAGGCGATATTATGAAAAAACAAAGCGGTATCGTGAAAGTTTTATGGATAATGCTGATATTAAGCCTTCTGATATATGGTTGCTATAAATATTCTACCGATAGAAGAATGTTAGACGTAGAGGATATTTCAAGTCATTCCAAAATATACCTGATTCCCTTGCCTGGGACGTGCATTCTTATGCCGTATGTTATACAGCAAAAAACAAAATAAAAAATGCTTAGGAGTGAAGCAAATGAAAAAACAAAATGGATGTAAGGCTTTAAAGATTGTTCCAGAAGAACAATTTATTAAGGTAAAAGCGGTAAAGATTATAAGTTACGGTTCTGGTCATAAAGTTATTTTCGATAAGCCGATAAAAGTAAAGGATCGTAGTATTACAGGTTGGTACTTTTTGAACATTATAGCCCATGATGTGCGATTGGGAGACATTATGAGATTTGAGCGCATAGAAAAGGGTTTGTATTTTGCTGGAATTGATCTGCAGGCACGGCAATTAGGGGTATATCCAGCAACACTATAAGAACAGGAGGCGGAAAAATGATGAAATTCAAGGTAATAGAAGTACCTCCACCTGCTCCACCTGTTCCACAGGGAATAAAACGCGAAATAAAAAAAATCATGGATAAATACCACATGAAAGATAAAGAAAAACATTATCTTTTAATCAGTATGGCAAATGATATTGCTGATACTATCAGATGGGATAACGGTAGGAAACAACTATTTAACGATGTAGAAACATTAAAAGCAAAAGTAAAGAGATATGCTTTATATGAAAAAATTTTTATATTTATAATCTGCTTATTTATCGTAAGATGGATCGTTTCTATATCGGGAAATTAAAATTAGGAGGTTAAAAAATGAAAGGACTTTATTTTGCTGCAATAGATATTATTGTAGATGCATTAAATAGCATAGCACGTTATCCAGATAAGTGGGTATTCACAATAACAGCAGCAATTCTGACGGCAATTTTAATTTATACCTGTGGCGTAGCGGAAGGGCGGCTAATGGGGTTGTAGAGTCAAAGTTGAAGAAAGAAGGGGAAAAAATGGTATCTGATAAGGTTAAAAATTACATAAAAAAAGCGGTTAGAATAATCTAACCGAAAATGGGGAAAGCACAAAAAGTATAAATCAAACCAACCAAATATAAGAGAACCTTGCACGTCTCCGTGCAAAAGATATTATAGCATAAATTTAAAAATTTTCAACTATAAAGCCAGAAAGGACGATTACGATGGAAGACCTTTATTTGAATAAGGAAGGATTAAAAGAATTAAGCATTTTGGTTAAAGCTAGAGACTATTACAAAGAGAAATTAGAAAAAATCAGGGAAATCAAAAATGAAGTAGCAGATCAAGCTTCAAGTATTACTATAAATATTTCATACAAAACCAAAGAGAGTTATAACAGCAAAGCCATAGAAATACATCGTCCTGTAGGAGAAAGTTCAATCTGTTTTGATATCATTCCCGCTACAGTAATTAAGGAAATAGAAGATAAGCTACTTTATTGTATTGCCTTTATTGAATCCTATCTATGGGATAGGTTTAGATATACCGACGATGAAGCGGTAATAAAAGAATCGAAACAGCAGCGAAAGCTGGTAGAATTTTTGAGCAGAAATGCGAAAAAGGTAGAATTTGACGCTAATGATTATGTTGATATTGAAATGGATTTAAAAAGAGCATTGGAACCTTTAAAGGCTATCAGGAATGATTTGGAAAAGGTTTTTAAAAATATGATTGAAAGCAATAACAAAGGGTCCAGTAACGGAGGTACTAAGAATGAGTAATTCTAAATGCTTTCGGTGCGGAAAACGGCTTAGAGCTGGTGACTGGAAACTTATTTATGATCCGTCCCTTATGAGGGCTATAAAAGTTTGTCGTGACGATAAAAACTGTATTGTACAAACAAAGGGAACACTGCTGTCTGGTCAGCTCTCCAATAGGATGATCAAAGATTATAGAGGAGGTTAATATGGGCAAAAGTAAAAAAAGAGTAGTCGCAAATATTTGTAATAATCACCACGTGAATCTTAATACACTGCTGCCAGAAATTACATGTTCTGAATGTGGAAAAAAGAAATGTCTGCCGTGGGGCACTGATTTAAACAATTATGTTTATCAAAGACGGTCTGGCTATAAATCAGGACGACCGAGAAGGGAATTTTACTGCTCATATTCCTGTATGAAAAAGGCGAGTGAGAGGAAGCGATAGTTATGCATAGCCCACAGGAAAAAGAATCGAAGACTAAAGGTTACTGTAGCATATGTAAAAAGCATACAGAAAATGGATATTGTTATATACATCCTTTTGGACACAGAGAATATCTAATTTGTCCAAATTGCTTGATATATAGCACAGATTCTTTAGTAAAAGAAGCCAGAATGGTGTTGATGGTGTTAAGAAATGGAGGACGAAAAAGATGATCCATAAATTAAAAATATTACCAGAATTTTTCTCGTTGGTGGAGAAGGGGAAAAAGAGATTTGAGCTACGTAAGAATGACCGAAACTATCAGGAAGACGACATTATACTACTGCAGGAATATTTTGACAGTGAATATACAGGGCGCCAATGTGTAGTAAAAATAACAAATGTTTTTGGCGGTAATAACGAAGAAAGTCTTTGGCCAGAGTTAAAGAAAGAAACTATTATATCAGACCAGTACGTTATTTTATCAATAAAGAAAATCAATGTACCTATTGAGATATTAATGGAAATTGAAAGACCAATGGAGCAAAGATACCACAATAGTTTTAATGGTGAAGAAGTGGATGCAGAGGTAATAATCGTTGAAGAGACTAAACAATTAGAAGAAGGAACGGCGGCGTTACCTCCACCGCCTAATCCGTGGGCATCTAAAAACCGTAAGAAGACTGATGATTCTAACGATGATGGACAGTAAACTTTTTGAAAAAACATTTGATGCTTGGAATCTTGCAAGTGTGGTATCTAATGTATGGGGACATGAAAGTAACATAGCCCAAAAAGCTCAAAAGGATTTTTACTGTTTGCTTATGTCTATGGATGATCAAACAAAATTAGATTTTTTTGAATACTTAGAGAAAGTCAAAGTGCGATTAAATTCATGGGGATAAAGTTTTTTAAAGGATATTACCATTCCCAAAAAGATTTGGATGATTTTAACATTGATAAATCAGAAACCTTTTAGGAGATCAACATGAAACTAATGAGTTTATTTGACGGCAGCGGAGGGTTTCCTTTAGCAGCAAGCTTGTGCGGAATAGAGCCTGTTTATGCATCCGAAGTTGAGCCATATCCAATAGCTGTTACTAAAAGCCGTTTCCCGAGCATGAAACATTTAGGCGATGTAAGCATGATCAATGGAGCAGATATAGAGCCGGTCGATATTATAACTTTTGGAAGCCCCTGTCAGGATATGTCTGTAGCAGGCAAACGTGCAGGGCTGAAACATACAGCTGTTGGCGACGACGAAACAACTCGAAGTGGTCTGTTTCTCGAAGCAATACGAATCATAAAAGAAATGAGGTTGGCAACTAATGGAATTTATCCAAGATTCGCTGTTTGGGAAAATGTACCAGGAGCATTCAGCAGTAATCGGGGAGAAGATTTCCGACTTGTGCTTGAAGAATTTATTAGAATCTCGGAACCGAACGCCGTTATGCCTGCGGTTCCGCAAGCTGGCTGGGCTTATGCCGACTGTATCAACGGAGACGGATGGAGCGTTGCGTACAGAACTTTTGACGCTCAATACTGGGGAGTGTCCCAGCGTCGCCGTAGAATCTACCTTGTCGCAGATTTTAGAGGACAACGTGCCGGAGAAATACTATTTAAGCGCGAGGGCTTGCGAGGGCATACTGCGCAGAGCGGAACGCAGGGGGAAGAAGTTACCGAAAATGTTGGAAATGGCATTAAATCAGATGATAGAGCGGTCGGCGTAGCATTAGAAAAAATCATTTTAGACGACCAAGGCGGTCAGAAAATTAACGTCCGTAGTGACGGGAAAAACCCTACATTAAGGGCAGAAGCGCATGGAAACGTGCCTTGTGTTATAGCTTTCGAGCCAGGAGCAGCCACACGAGTTGGCGGACATGTATACGAAGATATAGCAGGAACATTACGAGCTATACCGGGTGATAATCAACAAGTTGTTGTTTTCGACGCCAGAGGAAACGGAGACGGGGAAACCTGCCCGACTATAACAGGCGACCATAACAACCGTGTTATAGACTACACGGCGTTATGTATCGAAAAAACGCCCGTATATTGCCTGCAAGGAAATGGCATAGATAGAGCGGATACGGCAGGCTGTAACGGTAAAGGCTGGCGAGAGGATAAATGTTATACACTGAATACCATTGACCGCCCGGCGGTATGTTATGCAATACAGGCTTTTGGCAAATATGTACAAAGCGACAAAGGTGGGGCATTAAAAGCCCGTGATTATAAAGACGCAACCGATTTGGTAGTAGAGGAAAAACCAATAGTATTAGACCGTGCTTTTTTTAATCAAGGTCAAAATGCGAAATATGACCCGCAGTTTTATACCGATGGAATATGCCCAACTCTTGTCGCAAAAGGTCCAGCAGCCGTACAAATACACTACATTGTACGCCGATTAACACCGACAGAGTGTGCTCGGCTACAAGGATTCCCAGATAAATGGGGACATCCAAACAAGAAAGAAGACTTTACCGAAGAAGAATATAAATTTTGGCTTGAAGTAAGAAATACTTATGCCAAAATCCACGGTAAATCTGAAAAAGAATACACTAAAGCTCAAATGCTCACATGGTATAGCAAACTGCACACAGATAGCGTTGAATACAAAATGTGGGGAAACGGTATAGCGTTACCAAACGCGCTATACGTTATGCAGGGTATAGCGGCAGAAGCAGATATAACGAAAAATTTGTCTTAGGAGTTTGACATGAAAATAGGACTTGTTGATGTAGACGGGCATAATTGGCCTAACCTTGCATTGATGAAAATATCGGCATGGCATAAAAAATGGAACGATAGCGTTGAGTGGGCTGGAAGTTTAGAGCATTACGACATTGTGTACATGGCAAAGGTTTTTACTTTTACAGCGGATGATTTGCAGGCGTACCAGGCCGAGGAAATTATCAAAGGTGGAACAGGCTATGATCTTGTAGGTAAATTACCGGAAGATATTGAGCGCTGTTACCCTGACTATGAGCTGTACGAAATTAAAGATACTGCATATGGATACCTAACAAGAGGGTGTCCCAGACAATGTCCGTTTTGTATAGTGGGACAAAAAGAAGGTACAAACTCTTATAAAGTTGCTGATTTATCGCAGTTTTGGCGTGGACAGAAGCACATAAAGCTGCTTGATCCTAATTTGCTGGCTTGTCCTGACTGGGAAAATTTGCTTGGACAACTTGCTGATAGCGGTGCATGGGTAGACTTCACGCAAGGGATTGATATTCGCCTTATGACAGATGAAAAGGCCGCTGCTATTAATAAAGTCAAGTACAGCATGATCCACTTTGCTTGGGACAATCCTGCTGATATGGGAACGTTAGAAAAGCTGAAAGAATACAGATCTGTGTGGAAAGGCAGCCAGCGAAATCGTAGCGTTTATGTGTTAACAAACTTCAACAGCACGCACGAAGAAGATTTGTATCGTGTATATACATTGAGGGACATTGGCTATAATCCGTATATTATGATTTTTGACAAACCTAATGCTCCGGATACAACAAGGTACCTGCAGCGTTGGGTTAACAATAAGCAGATATTTAGGACGATTAAGAAGTTTGAGGATTATGATCATACGAGAGGTTAAATATGAATAAGGTAATTATATTAGGGAGATTGACGAAAGATTGTAGTACGAAATATACGCAGGCGGGAAAATGCGTAACGACTTTTACTTTGGCGGTCAATAGACCAACTACAAAAGATGGAGTGCAGCAGGCTGATTTTGTACCGATAGTTTTATGGGGAAAAATAGCGGAAACTGTTGGAAACTATGTACATAAAGGTCAGCGGCTACTTGTCGAGGGGCGATTACAAATTAGAACATTTGAGGCAAATGACGGTTCTACACGGTGGGTAACAGAAGTTATCGGAAGTCATATTGAATTCATTGAAAAGAGAGAAGACTTAGGGACATCTGGCGGCAGTGAATATACAGGAGCACCTTTTGATGAAGAAATTCCCTTTTAAATATACTCGAAGTTGAAGCATTAATAAGAATTATTTAGGACGGTGCTGTTAATGATTAATGTCAAAGTAATGCTAAATTTAATAAAAGATGAGCCGGAAGATGCTTATATACCAATAGTTAAGCCGGAGCTAGTTGCTCTGCTTAAAGAAGTGAAAATGTTGCGTTATAAAAACAGCAAACTTGGAAGCCAAAAGGCGAAGTTGAAAAGAGAAAGGCAGTAAATAATGAAAAAGCCTAAAATCAAATACATAGGCTGGTGCCACGAGTGCAAATACCTAGGTAGTTTTATTTGTGGTAACTGTAACCCCAGTAAGAAATACAGTTTTGGTAGACCGTCTGAATTTATAGCTAAGGTCAGGAGCGCGAATAGATTATGGAATTGATTAGCAAAGATGCTTTAGAAGCTAAATTAATGTTATGCATGGACATGAATAGGGCTGATTGGTCTTATAACAAAATGATTATGGCAAATAAAATGCTGGAAATTTTAGATCAAGAACCTATTATAGAAGAACGAAAGCACGGATACTGGATTGAACATCCTGAACATCCCGTAGGAGATTGTAGTATATGCGGTGAGCGTGTACCTATCTACAGCGGTAGCAAAAAATACAAAATCTGCCCTTATTGCGGGGCTATTATGGACGGTGATGCAAAATGAAAAGAACAGAACAAGAACAGCGGGTAAAAGTGTTAACTGAATGTATTAAAGATTTAGAAAAAATAAAAGAAACAGATGAAAGCGTAATCGTTATTGCTGAGAGTTTTATATGTACGTCAATGATGAAAGCGAAAGGAAAAACAGATGAGGAAAAAAATAAAGATCGACTTTCGATTATTCTTGCTTTGCTCACTAGCTATTTAGTCAGTATAGCTAAAAAAACACATCTACCTTTAACTGCGCTGTTACTGCCGGTATTGCTAGAAATTGCAAAAGAAGAAGGCATAGAGGTTGGGACATTTTCAGCCAAGGAATTCCCGAAAGAAATATTAGAAGCATTAGAAAAAAGGGAACAAATTTTAAACTAAAGGGGGCAACGGATAATGAAATTTGACTTGATAAATATTGTTGAATTAGGCGGTAAAAGATATAGAGTGCACACAGATGAAGCAGTCGGGCTAAAACTGCTGGTTGGCGAAATATTGCAAAATATAATAGACGATACCGGCATAGGTAGGGAAGAAAAGAAAAATTATGCTGATAAATTTCAAACTGATGTTTACGAAATCGGGGAAGATGATAAGCCCTTAAACATTCCCCCGGTATATGGTGAGAGTTATGACGACAAAGGCAAAGCTGCCCGCGGCCATAACAGAATAGTACAAACGCTTGGTGAAATTTTAGGCATTGAAGAAAAGAATCCGACAACGTGCAAACAGGTAAAAATCAAATTATTACCTGGCGGTAAAATGCCGACCAAAGGAACAGCAGGAGCGGCAGCGTTTGACTGTTATGCAAGAGAAGATGTTGAAGTTGGCAAAACTTCTGTTTTGATAGGTTTAGGGTTTGCAATTGAAATCCCCGACGGTTATCATGCAAAGATTTTTCCTAGAAGTAGCATTGGACTTAAAACGCCACTGCGACAACCAAATTGTTGTGGCATTATAGACAGCGATTACAGGGGCGAAGTTAAAGCAATGTATGAAGCAAAATGTATGAAATTGGTGTTTGATAAACGTGGTGGTATGTATGAAAAACCAATCGAAATCAAAGCTGGCGACCGTATCGCACAAATGCTCATTGAGCGTAACGAGGACGTCGAGTTTGTAGAAGTAGACGAATTAACGCCTACTGATCGGGGCGCTGGCGGCTTTGGTAGTACCGGGGTGAGATAAAAATGCTTGAAATAGGCGATAATTTAGTGCTGTTTATTATATCTGTATGTTTAGGATTTTGTTTAAGAGAGGCAATAAAAAGGTGAGGCAAATGGAAGATGAAAAATACCCATGCCCTTGTGATGAATGCGGCGTTGACTGCGATTATTGGGATAGCAAGTATTGCTGTACATATTGTCATTGGTGCTATGGCGACACAGAGCCGCCTTGTGAGGATTGCGACCCTATGGACGTTTGAAAGGAAGGTAAAAAATGAAAAAAGCGTTTATCTGCCCGCATTGCCAAAAGGCCGTAGGCTGGCGGGAAGTAACTCCGATACATGGACATTAGTCAGTGTGTTACGACGAAAACGGCGATTTTTTTGAGGCGGCCTATTCGGAAGGCATGAATTATTATTATAAATCAACTACATACGAATGCTTGAAATGTAACCGAAATATCAAAGGTGCGGTTCTACGCTACAAGAAGGAGCAGGAACAATGACGATAAAAGCTTACGCATGGGACGACGAATCTGTTAGCGAATCTTATATTGTATGGGCAGAAACAGTAGGGAAGGCTAAAGCATTGTTAGCTGCCGAACACGACGAAAAATTTACGGACATTCGCACTTATCGCCTGCCGTGGGCTGATAAATATAGAGATATGGACGATATACCAGCAGAAGAATTTTTAGCGCATGGCTGGTGGCTACCTTGTGCAAAGTGCGGTACAGATCTTTACCAAGATACCGCGGTATTAACTGATACAAAGGTGCTTTGCAAAGAGTGCGCAGGAAAGGACGGCGAAGAAAAATGATAAGCGAAAAAATAACAATGAAGTCATGCGTTGGAAAACTGGTTAAAACAGATCGAGATTTGCAAAATGGCTTTGCCCGCATACCTGCTGGAACGAAAGCAAAAATTACGGGTACAAGCTGGGCGGGCTTTACAATTCTTTCAGAAAAATGCCCACATTGTGGAATACAGATTTATATAAGCCATGTAAAAAGAAAGGATTTAACCTTAATAGGTGGTGAGCAAAAATGACAGATTACAAAAAATTATCAGAAGCCTTACAGACCATTCAAGACGAATGCCTAAAAAATAGAGATTGCGAGAAATGCCCGTTTTCTATGGTAAAGCATGGCAATAGTGATATGGGAGCATATGAATTGGCTAATCATATATGTGCAATTAAGGCTAATTTGCCTAGTGCTTGGCAAATTAAGCCCGTTGGTTTTATCCGATTATTAGAAAGTGAGTGAAGCATAATGTATGAAATAATACCGATTTATCATCTTGATAGATCAATCTGTTATTACAACATTCAGGAATCGTATAGCCAAGAAATAGTTGCCTCTGCAGAACTAACTAAAAAGCAGGCAGAAGCTATATTAATAATATTGAATAATGAGGACGGTGTATTTGATGATTGAAATAGGCAATAATTTATCGATGATAATTTGTTTTGCTATTATGTGTGTTTTTTTAATATTTTGTTTTGGTCGAAGGTAGTAATATGAATTATCCTGATCTAAATAAGCAATAAAAAAGTGAATTATCCAAAACTTACAAGGCTAAAGAACAGTTTTACAGGTGATTAATAATGAGAGAAGCAGTAAATTGTTTAAAATGTTACCGGATACATAAGTATGATAATATTATTTTTTGTCCTTTTATTGGATTGAAAGAATGCATTAGAGGCAGGCATTATGTGGAAGTGGAAAATTCCTCTAAACAGGAAGTTAAAAAGAATATCGTAAAGTTAGAAACAAAAGTTTGCGATATTCCTGATTTTAAACCTGCAGATAAATGTGCATCGAAAAAAGCTGTTCAATGGGAGCAATACCACGAAAAAATATTTGAGATGCTTAAAGCGGGATATACCAAGTATAGAATCGCTAAAGAAATAGGAGTAAATATAAGTGCTTTATATTCGTATGTATCAAGATATGAACATAAGTAAAAATAAGAAAGTGGCGTATGTTTGTTGACATACGCCTAATGCTTTAAAATTTCCTTCCATTATATATACGTTTTTTTGATTCAGGGACCAGGTCCCTTTAGACTTGATTTAATCTATTATTTTAAGGCGGATTTTATCATGTATTTGAAAAAGAAATATTTTGCTGGATTGACAGTAGATGTTGAAATGTATCACACGATTAAATATAAAAATAAAAAAGTGACCAGGGCGGCTAAAATAAATCGTACACCGGAAAATATGAAAAAAGTAAATGAACGTAATGCTGCGAAAAATTTACGTAGAATAATCAATACTAATTTTACAGCAGGTGATTATCATTTGATCCTCACTTACAGACCGGAAGAAAGGGCACTTAATCCAGAAGATGCAAGAAATGACCTGAAAAGGTTTTTAGATAGAATGAGAAGGCATTATAAAAAGTTGGACAAAGAATTAAAATATGTAGTGGTTGCTGAGTATGGAAAAGTTTCTATGCATTTCCATATGGTAGCCAATGGTGGAGTTCTACCAGAAGAAATAAATAATATATGGGGACATGGTAGAGTAGGACTGAGGGTTTTAGATGATTCGGGAGACTATATAAAACTTGCTGAGTATCTTATAAAACAAACGAGAAAAACATATAATGATCCAGAAAAAGCTGTATTCAAAAAAAGATGGTGTTCTTCAAGAAATTTGAAAAAGCCAGAAGTAGAGACAAGTATAGTCAAAGCTGATAGTTGGAGACAGTACCCGAAGGCTCCCAAAGGCTATAAGATAATTCCTGATAGTATTGAATATGGTGTAAGCGATATTACTGGTTATCCATACCAGTATTACAGAATGGTCAAAATACCTGATAAAAACAAAAAGGAGAAAAAAAGGCATGTTAAAAATAATATTAGACATCCCGCCTAGTGTTAACCATTGTTATGTAAATGTACCGAGGAAAGGGCGCAGACTTACAGAGACCGCTAAAAACTGGAAGCTCCTTGCAGGGTACGAAGCAAACCAGGCAAAAAGGAAACAGGGCTGGGTTTATCCAGGTAACGACGAAAAAATAGTTATCCTGCTATGGGCTTTTTGGCCGGATAATCGTCCTCACGATATGGGAAATCTCCATAAGCTCCTTCCTGATGCATTTGAAAACGTCCTCTATGAAAATGACAGAAACGTCCTTATTCGTGATATGGATTTCTCCTTAGATAAAAAACGTCCTCGTATCGAGGTTGTTGTTGCATATAAAAAGGAGCTGGATGATAATGAAACACAGCACTAAAAAATTCGTCCTGCAGGAATTGGCTGACTATAAAGAAAACTGTATGGAAATAATTCATATCCAAGAACAAATAAAGAACCTTAGCTGTTCAGGAAAAGCAGAGATAACAAACAGGGAACTGCAAAGATTATTTTTACGGCAGGAATATTTAGAACGAGCTATAGCAGCAATAGATGATTTGCGTGAGACTTTGAACGAGGATTTATTATTGCTATTTAACGAAAAATTTTTGCGTAAACCGAGTTTGCAGGATAAAACAATAATCGCACATCTAAATGTTAGCCGTGCAAAATTTTATAAAGATCTTGATTTGATTTGTAAAATGCTGGCTGATAGATTAGGGCTTTCGTAGTTACGCAGTCTTTTATCGTTGCATGTGATTTTGGTTGTACGGACTTTTGCCATTGCATGTGATTTTGGTTGTATGGACTTTTGCTGTTGCATGTGATTTTGGTTGTATGGACTTTTGCCGTTGCATATAATTTGGCTTATCTTGCTAATAGAGATAAAAAGCACGGCATTATAAACCATCTAAGCCATGATTGAAGGCTTAAAAGTCTTAGTTTTTGGCAATGTGCTGAAAAAACGTTTGCGCCTTTTAGTGACCACTAAAAAAACAGGTGGGAACAGTAAAGGTAAAGCCATTATAAAAATAAAAAACGCTGGTTTTAGTCAGCGTTTTTATATGGGCTTACTTTCGTTCGTAAACTACGCAATTAGAAAGAACTCTTTCGGCATTGTTCCAAATGCAAGACCAGAATAGTTTTTCTTTTTTTGAATAGGTATTTGTTTCTTCTTCTGAAACTAAAGCTAAAGTATCACAAATTAAAGTAAAATATTTTTGCTGCGATCTAGTTATAATAAAAAGCCTGCCCCCTACACCCGGCAAAGGGTCTGTTTGAGTTTTAGGGATAATATCTAAATTATCAAGCATTTCAAGCATTTTTTTATCAAAGTTAAAGCGATTTTTCTTCATGGTTTTGCCTCCTAAGTAAATTTACTTTAAATAAATTAAACGTTATCGACATATAAATGTCAATAAAAAAATATTTAATTTTTACTGTTTATAACATTCCCTTTTCTAGCCTGTCCTCATCAGAGCTGGGAGGCTATCCCACAGCTGACGCTTGCAGCCTGCAAGCGTTTCGACAAATTAGCTAAGATAAATAACACCTTGCTTTGTTTCATAATAGCTGTCAAAGCTTAAATCTCTTGCGATAGCGGCATAATCAATATAATTTACGATAGAATCAGGGATATCACCGAAACAGCCATCTAAAACCAATTCTTCTGCAAGATCTTCTAAAGTCATATCTTGATAAAAAGTAGAATCATCTTCAAATTGTTCTAAAGCTGTTAATAAATCTTCTCCCGAAGCTTCAAAATAAGCCTCTAGCCACTTTTTATCATAGTCTGATAACTCGTTTAATTTTTCGGCGATTTCGTTAAGAGCAAATATATTATCATATTCACCAATTTGTAAACCGTCAATATCGCTTTCATAATCGTGTATAGCGTATTCTTCATAACGTGTTCCGTCTACAACTTCAATTTCTTTTAAAACTTCTGCTAAGTTTTCGCAGGGCAATTCAACCCATTTCCCAACTAATTCACCTTCATTGTATTTGCCCAAGTTTGCAATATAGATTCTCAACATTTAAAACATCTCCTTATTATGACAATGATTTATATTTTCAAGTTGTAAATTTTATGTTTATATGATATTCTTTTGATGTGTGCAGTGCTCTAACACTGCACACAGGCTAACTATTTGTTAGCTTTTTGGGTTGCCGCTGGTTTTAAACCAGCGGTTTTTGATTTTTCCAAGAGATTTACGCCAACCCAGGGGGCTTGACCTTTTGGAATTTTAAAAGGTTTTATAATGCTTTTCATGTTTTCACCTCCTTTCTTTAGGTATATTATACTATATAGACAGTATAAAGTCAAGAATTTCATAATGCTTTAACGGTATTATTTCATCTTTTTTTCAAAAAAATACTGTGTTGACAGTATAAAGAACACATTATATAATATAACTAAAAAGGAGGTAAAAAATGGATACGCAAAGAGCATTAAAGGCAATCATGGCAGCAGCTAACATCAGTAGCAGGCAGTTAGGCGAATGTATGGGTATTACTCCACAATCAGCCGCCAACAAAATATATAACGGAGTTAATCGCATAACAGATTTAATAAAAATTGCTGATGCTTGTAACGCAGATGTAATAATTCGCACTAATGACGGGCTAGAAATACCACTAACAGTATCTGACGAAAGCGGTAAAAGGGAAAATGTATAAAATAGACGGTATAGTATACGCATGTGAACCAAAAGAACTATATAAAAATGGAGTTACAGCAGATAAAGAAAATATAGAATAACAGAATAAATCATTAAGAAAGGCGCTTGCATCAATACAAGCGCCTTTTTTATATAGAAAGCAGAAGCTGAAAAGCTTCTGCTTTTTATTTTCACGTAGACAATTTGGAGACTTTTGGGGGCTACCGTGTACTACATAGTTTAGTTATTATATATAGAACCAATAAAAGGGTAGCTTATAGCAAGACGAAAGTCCACTGTATTTAATATTTATATAACTAGAAAAGGTACTTCCCGGAGGGGGTGCGCCCCGAAGGTCGGGGAGCGCGCGCCGGGTGCCTCTGAAAGGTACAAATTTTTCACTTCGGAACTTCGGAATTGACATGGATAAGAAAAATGAAAAATCAGAAAAAAACTTAACATCTAATAGCCAGAAAAAATGCACCCCAAAAAAAGCACAAAAAAAGGGTCAAAATTCCGAAGTAAGGGACCCCCCTAAACTTCGGAACTCTGGAAGCGAAAAAACGGTCAGATTACGACGTGTTATTCCGCAGTATTTACAAATATCTACCGATGATCGTCTTTTCCTTCGTAGCAGCCAGGTTTGTAAGCTGTTCGACATTAGCGACAGGACACTTTCAACGTGGACTGCCCGCGGTGCTCCGCAATACAAACGTGGCTGGTGGGATTTGGCAGCACTTATTGATTGGCGAATCAAAGAGGCGGGACTGGAAGAAGAAGACGGCGGTACTACAAACGAAGCAAAAAGGCTTAACGCAGATGCCCGGCTGAAAGAAGTAAAGGCTGACATTGAGGAAATGCGTCTTGAAAGAATGTTGGAGCGATTTATTCCGGTAGAGCTTGTGGAAGAAGAACTTTCAAGCTGTTTTGCAAATGCCAGATCGGCCATGCTCCGGATAGGGGAAAAGGTTTTTACTGAGCTGTATTCACAATATCCGGAAATAACAAACGATGTAAGGAAAATCATAAACTATGAGATCGAAAACGCACTACAAAGGCTTGCAGAGTTTAAGCTGGATAAGTGAACTGCAGATAAAAAAGTGGCAGAGAGCGTTAAAAGAAATCAGTAAAAGAGCTTTTGAACAGTTCAAGCCACCTGAAAGAATGACAGTATCCGAGTGGGCAGACCGAAATAGAGTTCTGCCGGTTGGATCTACATCAAGACCTGGTTTGTGGTCTACGGATTTTGTTCCGTATATGCGAGCAATAATGGACGCTTTTGCAGATGAAAGCATTGAGGAAATTGCTTTTATCAAGGCATCTCAGACCAGCGGAACAGAAAGCGCGCTGAATATGCTGGGATATACCATAGACCAAAAGCCGCATCGGCTGCTGTATGTAATGCCGGATGAAGATACCTATAGAGAGTTTTCAGAAGAACGCCTACAGGTAATGCTTACTTCCTGTGACTGCTTTAAGGGCAAGTTTGATGAAAATGCAAGCCGTGATGGTTTTTTAAAATTCCGTGGTGGCTTTTGTAAGCTGACAACGGCCAATTCTCCGAGTAAACTGGCTAGTTTATCTATCCCGTATATCATCATGGACGAGATTGATAAATATCCGCGCTGGTCGGGACGGGAAGCAAACCCCATAAAATTGGCAAGAGAACGTTCAAAAAACTGGCCCGGAATGAATAAACTGGTGCTTATTTCTACACCGACGCTGAAAGAGGGCAATATTTATAAAGCTTACATGGAATCTGATATCAGATTCAGGTATCACGTGCCGTGTCCGCACTGTGGGCATATGCAGCCGTTTTTATGGGAAAATGTGCAATTTGACAGTAAAGAGCCAGCAACGGTAGTCGAATATGCTACTTACTATGAATGCTGTGAGTGTCACGGCGTTATCAAGGACTATCATAAACCGGAAATGCTCAGGCGTGGTAAATGGATTCCAGAAAATGAATGTAAGGGCAGACCGAAAAAGATTGGTTTTGCTATAAATTCTATCTATAGCCCGTGGATCACCTTTGGTCAGGTGGCGGCAGAATTTCAACGCAGTAAAAATGATCCTGCAGACCTAATGAATTTTATCAATTCGTGGCTGGGCGAACCGTGGGAAAACCTGTCTGCAAATATGGACATCGGGAGCGTTATGGATTCACGTACAGAAGTACCTGAACACGTTGTACCCAAATGGGCACAGCTGCTTACTGCCGGCGTAGATGTTCAAAAAGATTATTTTTACTGGACGATACGCGCATGGGGAGCAAAGCTTACAAGTCAGAATATTGCTTATGGTATGGCCCGAAGCTGGGAAGAATTAGAAAGCATTATGGATAAGTTCTGGCCAGACGAAGATGGGGAACTTCGCTGGCAGGTTCAGGCATACTGCGTGGATTCCGGCTACAGAACGGATGAAGTATACGAATACTGCAATAATCATCAAGGGATAGCGATACCGTGTAAGGGTTCCAGTTCGCCAATGGTAAGTAAGTATCGACCAGCGAATGTAGAACCAAAAATAAAAGGCGTAAGGCCGGCGCTTTTATATATCGTCGATACGGATCAGTACAAAAACATTATCGTATCACGACTGCACAGACCTATCGGGATAGGCGCCTGGATGCTTAATAGGGATACGGAACTGGTATACGCAGAACATTTAACTGCAGAACACAGAGTTATCCGTACTAAAGGCGGCAGGCAGGTAGAGATGTGGGAGAAAAAGACTTCGGCGAAGCAAAATCACTGGTGGGACTGCGAAGTATATGCGTTTTTGGCGGCCGATCTTGTGCATGTGTCCCTTTTAGATGATTTGCCGGAAGAAGGAGGGGAATAAACAATGTCAACAAGTGCTGAAAGGATAAAAGAAAGGCTGGCAAATGTAGATGCGGCGATACAACGGGTATTGACGACAGGGCAGCGGTATAAAACACCGACATCTGAGGTCGAAAATGCCAATTTAGAAGCTTTAAGAGAAGAACGTCTGTATCTTGAACAGCAATTAGCGCAGCTGGAAGGACCAGGAAGCAGTAATGGCAGGATGGTCAAGGGATTTTTTTGTGGATAGGAAGATGAAAAATGTCAAATAACGTGAGAAATCCAACTACGGAATCAAATCTTAACTTTTTAGACAGAGCGATAGCGATATTCAGTCCCCAAACAGCCTATGAGCGAATGCGGTTCAGGAACGCGTTGAATAATGGGCATAAAGCAGGCAGTAAGAGTGCGAGCAGGGCGAATTGGACACCGATCATCGGCAGCGGAGAAAGTATAAACAAAGTATCAAGAGACATAATGAGGGCGAGAGCCCGAGATGCAGAACGGAACAGCGATATTGCTAATGGCATTTTGCTTGCATATCGAAGGAATATCGTAGGGCGTGGCTTTAACTTGCAGTCACGGACAAAAAACGAGGCGTTCAATGAACTGGCAGAGAAGCTTTGGCGGCGCTGGTCGAAGCCCGAAAATTGTGATCTGACGGGTCAACAGTCTTTGCGGGAAATGCTGAACATGATAGTTCAGCGTTATAAAGTAGACGGCGGCATACTGATAATCAAAACCTATGTCAAAGACGCCAAATATCCGTTTAAAATACAAATCCGTGAAGTTGACGATATCGACGGTTTGGGACGTATACAGGCAGATAATGGCAATGTAATTGTCAATGGTATTGAGCTGGATAAACATAACAGACCGATGGCCTATTATCTGAAAAAAACAGATCCTAATGGCTTTACAAACTATGAGATAGAGCGTGTTGAAGCAGAAAGGGTTTTGTTCTTTTGGCAGCGGCAAAGACCCAGTGAGTATCGGGAGATATCCAGTTTAGCAAGAAGCCTGCCCCGAATCAGGGACACCGATGATTATCTGGAAACAGTAAGTTTTGCTCATAAAATAGCGGCAAGCTTGGCGTTGGTAATAACGCAGAAATTTCCTGACGGGATAGTTGGCGGTATCGGAAGAAACCTGCGGGACTTTCTGGATAAATTCAGCGAACCAATGCCTCCTGAAAAGAAAATACAGGGCTTTGGCGGTGGCGATATCCTTTATCTGGAACCTGGTCAGGATGCAACCAGTGTTATTCCAACCGGCGCTGCAGCTGAAACCAAAGAATTTACTACTACTCAACAGCGGCTTGCTGCAGCAGGGCAGGGATTATCCCATGAAAGCGCAAGTCGTGATGTAAGTGAGGTCAACTATTCTTCTGCACGTCAAAACCTGTTAGAAGATGAAAAAACCTATCTGGATATACAAATGTCGCTGATTGAACATGTTTTAAGCAAGTTGTATGAAGAAGTTATAAAAAGTTCGTATCAGGCAGGCCTGATTCCGGTATCGGAATATCCTGATTTTTGGACTAACCTGGACGACTATTTGGAACACGAGTTTATTCCACAGGGAATGCCGTGGATTGACCCGCAGAAAGAGGCCAATGCCAAAAAGATCGGCATAGAATCAATGACGCTGACCCGGAAAGACCTTGCGGCAAGTGAGGGTAAGGATTGGAAAGAGCAGCTGAAACAGCTGGCAGCGGAAAAACGGATGATGGAAGAACTCGGGTTGGAATATCCAGTAATGAAAACAACGAAAGGAGATGATACAGATGCCTCAAAAGAAGATAACGGCGAAGCAGGCGGCGACAGCCCCAAGAATGAGGGCGGCAGCGCTGATTGATTTTAACGCTGAAAGCAGAAGTGCAAAGTTATCTTTTGCATCTGAAACACCAATAAGAGATTTTTGGTACGGTAAGGAAATACTGCGTGTGAATGATAACGCTATGGGCAGCGAACGGTTTAAAGCCGGAGTTATGCCGGTTCTGTTTAACCATAACAGAAACCAGGTCATTGCCAGGGTAGATAAGCTCTGGACTGAAAACGGGCGTGCTTATGCAGATATTACCTTTGACGATGATGAATTTTCAGAAAGCATCATGCGTAAAGTTGCCAGCGGCAGCCTGCGAGGGGTGTCCGTAGGATATGACATTACGGATTACAGCATTCTCAAACGTGACGAAACCAGTTCTGACGGTATCGAAGGACCGGCTCTGATCGGTGATAAATGGGAAGCGTTTGAAATCAGTATTGTATCCATACCTGCCGATGCTTCTGTAGGCGTAGGACGCAGCAGGTTATATGACCCGAATTATTTCCGCACTCTGGGAGAAGGAAAAGAATCAGACCAGGAAGATGGAGATATCTTGGAGGATATAGATCCTTCCGAAAGTTCCCGTGCTAAAAAGGGTGGCGAACAAAAAGCCGATGAAAAAGGAGATGGAGAAAAAATGACACCAGAAGAAAGAGAAGCTTTAGAGCGTGAAGCTAAAGCAAACGCTAAGAAAGAAGAATTTCAACGCCAAAATAACATCCGTATTTTGTGCCGTAACCTGAAAATTGAGGAAAAAGATATGGAGGAAATGCTAAACGACGAGGCCTGCACTATCGAGAAAGCTAATGAACGTGCCCTTGCTATTATGCAGGAGCGGTATAAGCCAACTGATCCTCCAAAAGGTCAAGTTACCGAAGACGAAGCGGATAAAAAACGTGCGGCTATCGTAGACGGCTTGTTCCTGAGACATGGCGGCGTATTGGAGAAACCCGCTCCGGGCGCGGAGGAATTCAGAAATCGTCGTTTTGTTGATATTGCACGTATGGTATTGGAAGATGCTGGCGAGCGCGGTATCAATGTTCTTACTGAACGCGAGATTTTAAAGCGTGCCCTGACCACTACCTCTGCGTTATCCGTTATTGCGGATAATATCGCGCACAAGAGTATGTCCAGCGGTTATGTGGAAGTTGGAACTACCTATCAGGAATGGACGCAAACGGGTAGCAACAGCGACTTTAAGAAAGCTAAACGCTATCTTATTTATGACGCTATGGCGCCGGTACAAATTCCGGAAGGCGGCGAATTCAGCTACAGCGAACTG